TCTCCCATTGCGTTAGCAGAAACATCGAGGATTCCTCCAACTTTACCGCCAGTAACAGCAGCAGCTGAACGAGCAGAAGCGATGAATACTTTAGCAATAGCAGTATCAAAACGAACTGCAAGAGCTTTACCCAACTCGTTAGCGTAAACGCTGCGGATGTCGTAGTGATTCTTTACGTCGTCGATGTTAGCCAAGAAGGTAGAAGCAAGTAACATCTTATCGATTGTAATTACTTTCTCTGCTTTCTTGATGTCGCTCAAGTATGAGTTTCCACCGTCAGCGATGTTTTCGCCAGGTGTGTGATAGTCAGCAGAAGCTACGCCTGTTACAGGGAACTGAGCTGATTTACCGTTTTCGATTGTGCGAACAGTATGTAGTGGTTTAAAGATGTTGGACTCCTCAAAGGTCTGCAAGATTTCTCCGCTGAACTTTTTAAGAAACAAAGCATCTACGTCACCAGCACTATTAACTTGTCCTACACGTGAGGGGGATGTATCTCCATTAGCCATGATATATTATCTCCTTATGTATTTTGTTATTAATGTTTATGTATTTGTTTTGCGACTTTCGTTGTAACCTTCGTTCGAGATTGTCCACCGCAGTGGGTCTTGACATTAGTTATACTAATTGTCTGTTAAAGTGTATTTAGTATAATAATTCCACCTAAACAAAGAACAGTCAAGACAATAGCTTTCTCCTTCTTTGTAAGTGAGTTATATAATTTTATTAATTTATTCATTTGTTTTGTGCTTTATTGTGAACATAGCGTGTGTAGATCAACGGTACTACATTCCAAAGAATAACACCGATAAGACAGAGTTTCAAGAACCCATATATCTCATCCAACATAGAATCAAAGAATCCATTATCCATCTCTTCGTTGAGTTGTTGTTGTACAAGTTTTTGTACATCTCCTTCAGATAAAGCTTTTACTTTACTAGCTAATCCTTTGTTCTCCTCCATCAACTTAGCTCCTTCTCCTACTCCCCATCCGAGGGCAGCACCACCAGCAGCAGCACCAGGACCACCAAGGCTACCAACAGTAGCTCCACCTACACTCCCTGCTAACGGATAAAAAGAAGCCTTGGAACATCCACCTAAAAGAACCAGAACCAACACTGGCAAGAAAAAAGATAGAGTCCAAGGCTTCATATCTATGAACCAACTTGATAAAAAATTATAGGTAATTGTGACTTGCTGCTATGCGTCTGTCAATCTCTTCGTGATAACTTTTGTCACCACTCTTGTATCTAGGATCAGACATTGCTCGTGCAAGTTCTTGGTTAGATTTAAAAGGCATTGTAGATGAACCACTTACAGCACCTTGTACTAGCTTAGGACTAACTCCATTCTCTGCTTTAAATTGTGCGTATAATCCTTTGGTAGCTAATTTAGCTTGTTCAACTGTACCGTTCTGTACGATTTCATCAAAAGTATTTACTTCTTCAGGTGATAGATTGTTAGCAGCCCACTCTGCCATTTGATCCCAATTACCTTCAGTAACAGATTTTATACTACCTTCTTCACTTTGTTGTAGTGCTTGTTGACCAGCAGCGTAGCTATCTACTAACTCCTTCGGTAACCCAATCTCAGCAAGATTCTTATAGGTCTCTTCAGATATAACACCGTCATTCTCAAAGAACTCTTTACTAGCTTCCACAATAACATCATTAGTATTCGTATCTTCCTTAGTGCTGTCATCTGGTTGTTCTTCTTCATTGGTTGTTTCTCCTTCTTCTTCTTGTTGATCTTCGTTAGCCCCTGCTCCCATTTTCTTTTCAAGTTCACTATAGGCATTAGCCATGTCTTCAGGACTCTTGAACTTTTCAGGTAACCATTCAGGTCTATCCTCTTGCGTTTGTTCTTCAGGTACTGCTTCAACAGATTCTTCTGTCTCAGGGTCAATCTCCTGTGGTGCTTTCTCATTTATCTCTACTCGGTGTAATTCAGCCATATCTCTCTTTTACTCTTCTTGTGGTTGTTGTGATGCCATGTACTGCTCTTGTGCAGCATTGATAGCAGGTGCTACAGCAGGTCCACCCAACTTCATCATCATCTCTTGTTGTTGGGCTTGCTGCATAGCTTGTTGAATTTCTTCTTCTGATTTAATCAGTCCTTCAGTCTCGATACCTAACGCTGTGGCTCTTCTTTTGAAGTAGTCAGATACATTAACATATTGTGCAACTGCTTGTGGACCGACGATTTGATTAGCTCCTGCAAGAAACAGATCGAGCTTTTGTAAATCATTACCTCGTCCTAGTGCTTCAACACCAGTAACGATAGTAGGTTTAACAATGTCTTTAGGTAACTTAGGAAGTCTTCCTTCTTTACTCATCCTTGCCATTAACCTAGTAACGACAGGCATTTGAAACTCTTGTGACAATAAAGAATACAGACCACCAAGTGCAGCTTCCAACTCTTGAGATAACATTCTTATCTCCTCTGCTGTTACTCGTTCTGCATCTCTGACCACACCACTGTTAAGTAGAAAAGCTTGAGATAGTCTATCACTAATCCCATTCATTACTCCTTGTGCAGTACGGAAGTCATTGAACTTGTTAAGTTGTAAAACAGATACATCTCCATCACTACCTTGTACAATTGCACCGTTAGGAGATTCAGATAAAGTCTTAGCCCTGGTTGTACCGTTAGGATTAACCATGAACAATACCTTAGCTGCTGCTGCACTGCCTTCGACTATCGCTTTTGTTAACGACTCTAAAGATTTAAGATCACCAATGTACTCCTCAACAAATCCTCGTCCGTAGTCTTCACCATCTATTCTTGTATAACGAAGAGGTAGGAATGGAGTCTTCTCGATAGGATACCTACCCTTTGACTCTTCAATAACAATTCCTTTAACATCTTGTTGTACTACATATTCATTACCTTCTCTAACTACAGAGGTGTACAAGTCACAGCTATTCTCTTTCTCTTGACGATATACTTCCTCTCTTACAGACTCAGGTAACATCATTGGAGCAACAGTTTCTTTGATAGCTATGTGTGTTACATTACCCATTGGGTCTCTCTTAACACAGTAACGATCCAGTCTGAATACTCTCATCCCACCGTCATCTGGTAAGTATAACAAAGTATTACCTGTCACTAATAAATTCTTTAACGCTTCAAACACTCCTACTCGAAATGCTTCAACTTCTACTTCTTGAGATACACTTCGTTCTACATCTGCTAACGCTTTCTCTAAGTCAGATCGTAATTGCTCTCCTCCCTCTGGTCCTAACTCCTGCTTTGCTTTATCTAATTCATACCTATCTATAACAAGACGGAAGAACGGAGCGTTAGGTGGTAACAGTGCTAACAATAACTTAGATGCTAAGTTGTTAACTCCTCTAGCTCCTACTCCTTGATAAGGTGTGTAATACTTAGTAGCGTAGTTGTGTCCATCAGGTGGCATTATGTAAGGTATAGTCAACTCAGATGAGGTACGACCTCTATCCAAGAAAGACCACCGTTGGTTCTCTAAGGAGTGGTATAGACCTTGGGCTGTTTCTTGCATAAGTTAGATAGGTGTGTCAGATGTCCATTCGTCAGTTGCTAATATAGTTAGTATTTCAGAGTGGGTGTATTGTGTTTTACCAGCCAAGAATGAAGGTGTTGTGTCCGAATCAAACTTAACAAAAGTCTTACTACCATCGACTGAGTAACGGATTGTATCTGCACTTGTCTCATCGACTTGACTGAAATCAACGGAGTCTACTTCGTCCGCATTTATTATTACATATTTTCTGCTCATAATTTTAAGATGGTACTGTGGTTGAAAAGGTAGGACCATTTGTAAGAGTTCCATCGTTTCCTCCACTACCTTGATCCGTAATAGTAACACCTGTACCACCATCGTTTTCACCCATCCTCCACCATCCTACGGGACTTAGAGAGGATATATCGTTAGGGACTCCGCTGTTGTAGATAGAGGTTATATCGGAAGATGATAGTGCTGAGTCAAATAAAGAAACTTCGTCAATAAGTCCTTCTGCTGGGGACGCATACCCATAAGCAGTTCTGCCTATATTAAAATCCGTGCTTTGTCCACTATCCTGTGCATAGTCAATAGCTCTTGTTTCGGCTCCTGAATATTCTTCTACACCATCAACATATAATTTAACATTTGTTTGATCGTAAGTGAAAACAACATGATGCCAATCAGTAAGTGTATAACTACTGCTACTAGTTATGTTGTTTATAAATGCAGCAGATGCAAAGCCTAGATGAACATTAAATTTATTACCAGATGTGTACCTTAAATGGATTGATCCGTATCTTGACCCTGCTTTAGAAAGTATGTAGTTAAAAGTATTAACACTTCCACTTACTTTAATCCATGCGGAGAGTGTAATATTAGCAGGTGCTAATGAAGAAGCGTTTCCGCAATTGATAAAATCATCAGTTCCGTCTAGTGAAATTGAATATTGGTTTGCGAATGCACCTCCTCCACTAGCTGGTGCAACAGTCCCGGCAAAACTTGGTAAACAAATTGGCATCTTAGGAAGCTGTGTCTCCAGCTAATACAAATACATCAGAGGCAGTGGATATTAATGTGGCTACCCCATGCTGACCAGCAATCTTGGTATGCGATTGGCGATTGTTAATTGTTGTTGAAGATGCAACAAATGTAACTTGACCAGCACCTTTTTGCACAACTGAACAGGTAAACCCAGCACCTAGTCCGCTAGGAACTGTAACTGTAACTGCTGATCCATTATTAAGGACTACTACCTTTCCAGCATCTCCAGCTAATAAAGTGTATGCCGTTCCTGTTTGGTCGTTTATACTAGCGTCAAAGCCTAAGATTGCAGTTCCGTCAAAGTTACCGTCTGTTAATTCACCTGCACTGACTGATTGTAAAGCACTATCTGCTAAAGTTCCTTGAGCTGCTGTTGCATAGTCTGTACTTGCAGTAGTAGCTGCTGAACCTAACCCTGATATATCTGTGTTACTAAGTGTTACTGTACCTGTCCTACCTGCTACCGATTGAACAGGAGCAAGAGTCATTAAGTTATTCGCTGTTACTCTTTTAGTAGTGGGTGTCCCTGAAACATCAACAACAGCTATTTGATCGCCACTTGCTGGAGTTGTTAATGAGGGTAATTCTGAAATCTTTTTATTAGCCATCGTATTTTAAATTTTATTCTATTTCTAAACGCATATCATCTTCTGTCAATAAAGCTTCTTCCCCTTCAGTCGTAAGCATATTATCTCTTTCATAGAAATCATATATCTCACCAAACTCAGGTCTTATAAGACGATTAGGTATTATAACTTGGTTGTTAGGTTTATCTTGAGAACCGTATGGAAAGATTAAAGACATCTAATTAAAGAGAGTCAGTAGTTCCAGTAGCAAAGACGCTATAAGTACCATCTGTTCTAGCTGATACATTACCTCTTATTTGTTCGTAGTGTCCGTGATCATCTCTGACCATGATAGCACCGTTAGCTGTTACAGCTTCAGAGTGAATGACATACCAAGAACCACCTATGTAGGCTTCTATGTCTACCGTACCTCCTGTGGTTACTGATGAAGAAGCGATTACAAAGGTCCAACCCTTAGAACGCTCTACTGAGAATGAACTGCCAGCCCCTGTTGAAGTAACAGATGATAGCAAAGTCTTTTTTGAGAGTGTGCGAAGCATGATATTATATAGTTATGTTGTTATTAAGAAGACATATAGACACCAGTACCACCAGCAGAACCACCAAGTGTAGGTCTAGAAGACCGTGCTAACTGTGCTTGTGCTCCTCTTCTTCTCTTCTTAGGCTTCATCTGTGCTGCGGTTACTGCTACCTTCTCTTTCTCAGGTGCATTAGGGATAGGTGCTGGAGGTGGAGGAGGCGGTGGAATATCTGGTGCTGACATACACATAGTTAGTCTTTTGTTAAAATGTTTTGTTGTAGTTGATCGTTATAAGTTTGTCTAAGGAATCTAATTACAGACACTTGTCCACTCTTAAACCAAACATCTTTTTCAGAGTTCGTCAAGTCAGGACATTTGTCAGGATATAATTGCTCTAATCGTTTAATCATAGCCTCGCTTATAAGAGGCATTAGTTCATCTTCCATTATTCCGTGTCTCCAATCCATATGTATAGTGGGGTCATGCTTTATAACTCCTATCTTCTAGTTCTTGTGGTAGTCTACCTTTTCTGATTTGATCCTCGGTCCACAGGAAAGCACTAGCATTCCAAAGTATAGCACCTGCGTGGTCTTCTGTATCATCTCCTTCACTAAGTGCTAACAAGTGTCTACTCATGCTGTCTATTAATCTACTGAGGGGGAATCCGTTGTGCCAGTTGTTGTCTCCGTAGAGTTTTCCTCCTTCTTCAAATCGTCGGGCAAGGGATCGAAGGGCGATTGGAGGAATAAGGCTGAATCGTCCTCGTCCAGTAGCCCTGTCACGCTCCGCACCAGTGGCATAATGTTCTTTCTCTCCAGAGTTTGGTAGTTCTTCGGTGTCCATAGTTTTGTTA